ATATTAGACGATACTGATCATAATTCAAGTAAAGTAGCAAATTCTAGTTACAGACGGCAAATTGAAGCTTTAAATAAGAAAATTACTTCCAGACCAGAAATTATGGACTGGTGTCGTAGATCTGCAGCTTTGGCTAACACTTTAGTTAGATGGAAAAATTTAATGCGAATAGTTAACTCATATAATCAACCAGATAGGCAAGAGCCAAATTGTTTTGTTTTTGAGGGTAAACCTGGATGTATGAAATCTTTGATTATGAATGCAGTTATTACTGCTTCAGGGTTACCCAATTATTCTCATATGGTTAAAGCTAGTACTGATGGAAAAGATTGGTATGATCAATACAATAATGAAGATATATTTTTTATGGATGATGTTGGTCAGCAAGGCGTTAGTCAGTGGCGCACGATCATTAATATGGTTTCTAGTGTAAAACTACCGTTAGAGTGTGCTGATGCAGTTTTAAAAGATACAAAATTTTTTAATAGTAAAACCATTATGCTTACTACCAATTGTTTTCAACATTTGCAAGGGATAACTAAGCAAGATTGTATAGCAGATGTTACCGCGTTATGGCGCCGTGGCTATGTTTTTGATTTTGCCAATGTTGGCAGAAAAGGAGAGTTCATAATCGGTAAGATTAATTTTACTTATTATGATATTAATACAGGTAGGTTTGAACAAAAGTTCCCTGCTGATTTCGTGGCCAAGTATCCAGACATACCATCGTCTTTTACAATCTCAGATACTGATGTTGCAGGTAGTAAATTACAGCTCATTGCATGGGTTTTAAGCGTTGTGATGGGATTTAGTGCGTTAAAACAAGGATTCGTCAACAATAATAGGGTTACGAGTGAAGACGCAGCGGAGATTAAGAAAATTGTCGAGGCTCAATTAAACGAGAAAGTTTTTAACGCTCAAGGTTTTGGCGTTTCCATTAATCAAGGGAAAATTACTAATGAAACAATGAGTGCTAGAACTGCATTATTGAGAAAAGCAGGTTGCGATAGCACTAAATTAAATTTAGATAAAATTCATATAAAGAAAACAGATTTGAGTAATAGTACTAATAATAAGTTCTCTTATCTTGATTTAGATCCAGGCTTTTCGACACGAGATTATAGCATTCCGTGCCGAACAAGAGAATTAGACAGTTATGTTAACCGAGCTCCACCACCTAAATTGGAAGTTGGAGAAAGTGAAAGCGAAGAAGAGGAAACTCCGAGTGTACAAACTTCTTGGAGAGATTGGATTCCTGATGTCGGGCGACCTTTTAGAAGTATTAAGAGTCGATGGGCAGCAAAGCCTGAAGAGAAAGTTAATGATCCACCTTTGTACAGCAAAACTAGTAAGTCTGATCGTACAGACTTGGTATATGTTCGCGATTCATTTAGCGATGAAGAAGAGGATGAATCCTCTTGGAAAGATTATTTGCCAGATGTTGGCAAGAAAATTAGGCGAGGTCGTAGGAAGTGGAATGATAAAGTAGAAATTGATGAGGATGATCGGCCCAATGGGACCAGATTTGGAAAAGTAGCTCATAATATGGATATATACGGTTCCAGTAATGACAAAAGTCAGCGGTTTCAACAATACAATCAGAATGTCACCGTTGATGAAGACATTGCGTTACATGCGAGAGATTTAGTGAGAGTTGAGTTTGATGATGAAGAAGAAGAGTTGACTTGGGGAGACAAGTTAGCCATGGCTTTTTGGCGCACAAAGTATTTTGTGCAAATTATTAAATATACTGTTAAGAGATTCATTAAAAAGTTGTTGTACGATCCTGACCCTCTTTGGTCTCAGCGCCGTCAAGACGCTGCTGCAATTACAACTTTTCTTTTGGTGTTAGGCATAGAGTTGCTTATTATTCATATGATTAAATGGGCTAAAAAGAAGTATTGGCCACAGGAACCTGCAGTAGACCCTGCAGAAGTAGTAGATGTTGCCGAAAAATTCACAGCCCAGAGTTGGCGTGTTGATTTTAAATGGCCGGATAGTAAAGTCTCGTCTAGCGTAGTTGCGATGCAGCGAGCAGTTAAGGAAGTAGATTTAATTTATGATGGCGTTAGAATTAAAGGATTCGGCGTTGTTTCAGGTAGGCATATTTTAGTGCCCTATCATTTTGTTCAGAACACACAAGGTGTTATTGTAATTTACAAAAATCGTGATTTAAATCACATTTGTGTAGACAATGAAAAGGTTGAGACAGAGTGGAGTAGTCCGACAGAAGATTTAGCTATTTTAGCTTTACCCAAGTCATTTCCGTCCCCTTTTCCAAATATGAGTCATTTTTTCCAAGATAAAGGCTTGACTGGAGTTAATACTCTTGTTAATTCTTTTGGATACAAACACCTTTGCACGGGAACAACAGCATCTTTGGATCGTACTCATACTTATAGTCATAAATTAGCC